AAAGAAATGCGCCCGAAGTAAAGGAGATTGAATATGCCAAAATTCACAAGAGCAGAAATCCGAAAAATCATTGGAGAAAATTGTACAGATGAAATGGAAAATTCCATTATTGCGCTGCATCTCGGAGTGGTTGACCCATTAAAAGATGATGTTGCAAAGTACAAAGCGGATTCTGACAAGCTCGAAGAGGTTCAGAAGGAGTTGAACGTTCTGAAAGCAAAACCTGCCGTCGATTATGAGGAAAAGTACAACTCGGAGCACAAGGCTTTTGAGAATTACAAAAAAGAAGTAGTCGATAAGGCAACGAGAGCCGCAAAAGAAACAGCGGTACGGAATTATTTCCAAAGCAAAAATATCACAGGCACAAATCTTGAAATCGCTATGAGGGGGGCATCGGAAGAAATCGGTGCGATTGAACTTGATGGCGAGAAGATTAAAGACACAGCGGCGTTGGATGCGCTTATTGGTGGAACTTTTGCTGGACTGGTAGTTACCAAAACAGTACAGGGAGTGCAAACTGCAAATCCGCCCGCAAACAATGGCGGGAGCAAACTGACCAAGGCGGACATTTTCAAGAAAGATGATCACGGTCGATATGTAATGTCCACTTCTGAACGGCAGAAAGCTCTTGCCGAAAATCCAGAATTGATGAAAGGATAAATAACTATGGCTGCAACTAATGTTGAATCTCTGACCAATCCCCGTGACAGTCTGCCCAATGGCTACGGCGCTGGTACTGCTGGGGCTATTACTGCCCGCGAGGTGGATTTTGTCACTCGCTTCGGTGACAACTGGACCGCGCTGAGAGACATTCTCGGCATTATGCGTCCGATTCGCAAGGCTCCCGGCACTCAGCTTATTTCCTATTCCGCAAGCGTTGAGCTTGAGAACGGAGCAGTTGACCCCGGAGAGGTTATCCCCTACAGCAAGGCGACCGTCACTCAGGCCGCTAAGTCTGATCTTACTATTCTCAAGTACGCGAAGGCTGTCCCCATTGAGGATGTAAACAAGTACGGCGCTGAAATCGCCATCGAGAAGTCCGATGACGCTTTCTTGACACAGCTTCAGAACGTCGTTCTCGGCAAATTCTATACTTTCCTCAACACCGGTTCTCTGACCGGTTCTGCCTCCACTTGGCAGGACGCTCTTGCCAAGGCACAGGGCGAAGTGCTGAACAAGTTTGCCACCATGCAGAAGGATGTTACCGCCATTGTCGGCTTTGCCAATATTCTTGACGCTTACGACTATCTTGGCGCGGCTGATATTTCCGTGCAGACGCAGTTCGGTCTGACCTACATTAAGGACTTCCTCGGGTACAGCACTCTGTTCCTTCTGCCAGCCTCCCGCATTGGCCGTGGCGATGTGATTGCAACTCCCGTTGAAAACATCGACCTGTACTATATCGACCCCGGCGATAGCGAGTTTGCCCGCCTCGGTCTGAACTACACCACGCAGGGTGAGACCAATCTGATTGGCTTCCACGCGCAGGGCAACTACTCCACCGCTGTCGGCGAGAGCTATGCGCTCATGGGCATGGCTCTGTGGGCTGAGTACCTTGACGGAATTGCTGTCATCAGCTTCGGCGAATCTGACGGCGCGACTGGAGCAACAGGCGCAACTGGGGGCTAATAACAAGTGAAGATTCTGATTGCGGTTCCTACTTTTGAGAACATATTTCCTGACACATTCAAGTCGATATTTGATCTCAACAAAGTGGGAAATGAAATTGTGTTTGAATATGTGAGAGGATATGACTGCGCAACGGCTCGGAATAGAATTGCTCAAATTTCCTTGGACTGCGGAGCGGATTACGTCTTGATGGTTGACAACGATGTTGTTCTTCCGAAAGATGCGCTTCTGAATTTGCTTGATGATGCAAAGGAAGTTTGCCTCGGATACTACGCACACAGAGACACGGATAACATTTACCGTGGCCAGACGTGCGTGTGCAAGCTCTTGACGGATGGCGGAGTGCGATACAAGAACTACCCGCTTGAGAGCGAATACACGGCAGAGGAAATTGCCGTGCTGAAAGCAAAAGGCGAGTACAAAGTGCGTATTCATGGCGGCGGAATGGGCTGTGCGTTCATTAAAACGAGTGTTTTCAAAAATGTTTCATATCCGTGGTACGATTGGGTAAATTACGGAGGGCAAAACAGAGGAATGCTTTCAGAGGATTTGTATTTCTGCGAGGGGTGCAGGAAGAAGAATATCTCAATTTATACTGACACGAGGGTAAATTGTGGACATATTCTTCGGCACGTGCAATTCGCTGATTAAGGAAGGGGAAAGACAATGCTTACCGAGCTGTGTGCAGAACTAAAAAATTATTTTGTCAGAACAGATACGGACAAACATATTGGAAACTTTACTGTCACAGACGGGAGCATTGATCTTCCGTTCCTGCTTGATGGTCAGTATTTCCGAATTGTCGGTTCGGTACTTAATGATGGAGTATACCGATACCCTGCCTCCGGATTAGAAGACGAGGTGTTCGAGGGTGCGGTGTGGGCGATGGCTGTACCTCCTGCAGTCATCGCTCTCGCCGCTGAAATAGATTCGTGGGTCGATCAAAACAAATCGGTTTTGGATTCACCGTATTCTTCGGAAAGTTTTGGTGGGTATTCGTACACAAAAGGAACAGGTGGAAGGTCTGGAGAAGGCGATGGAGCGTACACATGGCAAAGTCATTTTTCTGACAGACTTAGAAAGTGGAGGCGGTTACACGTATGAGTCTACTTTCGGATGCGCTTGAATCTTGTGTTATGATGCACAAAACAACAACGGATGACGGTTACGGTGGAGAGATAACGAGATGGATTGACGGCTCTCATTTTGATGCGGCGATAACTTTTGATTCATCGATTGAAGCGAGGGCAGCACAAGCGCAGGGGGTTACAAGCGTTTATACTGTTACGGTTCGCCGAAGCAAAATGCTCGAATATCACGACGTGTTCCGGAGATTATCAGACGGAAAAATATTCCGAGTGACTTCAGACGGGGACAACAAATACACGCCGAAAAGCGCAACGCTCGACATGCGACAAGTTACGGCAGAAGAATTCGTTTTGGGAATTTGAGGTGCTGAAATATGGCGAATAATTTTCAGGCGTTACATGAGTTTTGGTCGTCTTTTGGATGGAAGGCTTATGACGAGAATACTGTTCCGGATAATGCGATGGAGCAGAACGGCGGGAAGTATATCACATATGAAGCTTCTATTTCTGGATTCGATGAAATTGTATATTTGACAGCTTCATTATGGATGCAATCTACTTCGTGGAGCGATATTTCCATAAAGGCAATTCAGATATTTGAGGCAATCGGAAGCGGCGGTAAGCTTATAGAGACCGACAACGGCAAATTGTGGATTACTCGTGGTCAGCCGTTTGCTCAACGAATGGGTGAAGCTGACGACACGATTAGAAGAATTTATTTGAACATTCAGGCGGAGTTTATGACCGCCGAAAGGAGATAATCATGGGTAGATTTACTGTGATTCCGCAGGACACCTTTGAAGGCTTACAGCTTGACGCGGGAATCCTGCTTTCTAATTTTACTCCGGCAACGGGCTCATTTGATGACGAAGACATCATTTGCGCAACGACTGGCGGTATCAACGTCACTTGTGTTCCCACATATTCGGACATGGGCGAAGATGTTGACAACTGTCCGGTAAACATGAAGGAACTAAAACACCTTGATTCTTGGGAGTGCGGAATGAGCTTCACATCTCTTGGAACTTCTGCTGAGGCTATTCGGCTCGCACTCGGCGCAGCTGACATTACAGCGGCTACATCTTCGATTGTTCCGAGGCGCGACCTAAAGCAGACCGACTTTTCAGACATTTGGTGGGTCGGTGACAGAGCTGATGGCGGAATGGTGGCTGTACAGCTTAAAAATGCGCTGTCCACTTCAGGATTCTCTCTTCAGACAGGGAAAAATGCAAAAGGACAGATTAGTGTTGAGCTGACGGGTCATGTTTCAATCGACGCTCAGGATACTATGCCGATGGTGTTCTATTCAGCATCGCTTCCTGAGGGTGCAACTGGGAACACCTGATAAACACATAGCATGAGCAAAAAGGAGGAATTCTCATGAGATTATCGGATTTTAAGGGCGAAAAAGCCCTCGACGTTATGGTTGATTTGATGGAGCCGATCATTGAAATTATGACGGACGACAAAGTAAAGACACCATATCAAGCGGGGTTAAGGCTTGAAGCTATTAAAAAGGCTTTGAAAGGTCACAAAAAAGCGGTGCTTACAATTTTGGCGTTATTAGCTGATAAGGATGTGGAAGAATATGAACCGAGCATGGTCGAAATTATGGCTGGGCTTGCGGAACTATTCAACGACCCTGATGTGATCAGCCTTTTTACATCGCAGAGTCCGACGACCTCCGAGAAAACTTCTGGCTCTGCTACGGAGAATACAGAGGA